GGCTTTTCTCTTTCACGAGAGTTTTATAAAATGCAACAAGCACCTTACGATGTGCGTGTCATTGTTGCGACACAAGAGCCGTGGGATCACGGACGCGACGTTTTGTCGCTAAAGACGTTTCCATCAACGTCAATCCTCCGTCACGGGAGGAAAGGGGAGCACTTGTGCTCCTGTGCTAGCTACGAGCGTCATCGTAGTCTATTTACTGTAAATCTACAGTTCGTAGCGCCCTCGCTACTTGGCCGGACTGAGTGTCCGGAGTTAAAAGTCTGCTTTAATGCAGAAAACATCTGGGAGTGTAGACTCCCACGCGAGATCACAGGTCTCGATAATAGGGTCGTTTTCGAACGACTTCCGAATGTGAGGACAGCTATACGCGTCCTTAAGAAGGGAACTTTCTGGTTCCCGCAGCTTCTGAAGAAACAGAAGCTCAAAACCTCCTCCTTCGGGAGGAAGATGGTCCGGCTTTTGGCCGGTTGCTCATCAGCTGATGGGCCTGAACCGTTTGGTTCTTTGAAGACGAGTCGCATCTCGTCTATTGCGGTCCAGAGACTGCGTTCTCTGCTGGCAACAGCAGATGGCTTGCTTATGCAAGCAGTACTTGCTTTCCCAGGAAAGGAAGAATTCCAAGATTGGAAAAGGATTGATCAAATCCAACGTTCGCTGATCGCGAACCTTATCTCTGATTACTTCAGGGACACCGACCCAGACAGGGTCACGACCTTCGAGAAGGTCAAGAAGGTCCGTAAGGACCTCAAAGGGGAGATTTTCAACCCCATTGGGTCACCAGCAAAGGTGGCTGTACCGAGAGAACTCTCGGCAATGCGAACAATGTGTTCGTTGATTAGGGGTAAAACCCCTCTTTCATACTTTCAGGGTATGATGCTCACGCAAACGCGAGCGGGTGGGGTTCCCCCACCATCGGTCTATAACAAGACCCTTGCCAAAACAAAGGCAGTACTGACGGAACCGTCAGATCGCGACAGGTATAACCTGATCGCTACGCCCCTCAAAAGGGCTGTCGATCACCTCTACGGTGATTTTCTTGTCCGCCTTGGATCGACGGACAAAAGAGATGCCTTCTTTGAAGGTATCATGAAGGAAGCGAAGATCTCGCTTTCTGACAGTGGTGAGTTCTTCACCACCACTGATGTGGGCGGCAAACTAGAGGCCGCCAGACTTGTGCTACAGCACAACCCGGAAATTCCGGAAATTTCCCTCCATACGGGGGAACCAACAGGAGTAATCCTGAAAGAAGGCCCTGATAACCAGGGTGAGCGCCTATTTCACTGGGCGATTGGGCTATTCCGCAATCGGAGTAGCGTATATGACAGGAACTGTATGTCCTGTCGGGTATCCCTAGTGGCCGAACTGGGGAAATTTAGGACGATTACCATATCGCACCTAAGCCATGCAATTCTGTTGCATCCAATGAGTCACTTAGGACTCAAAGTTCTAGAGGTTTTCCCCTCTAGCGAAAGCGGTATTGGAGCCGCCAACCATGCTTGGAACGTATTCAAGCGATTATCGCACAAGAATCCTAGTGCGTATTTTCTCTTCAAAGAGGAGATAAGGACGGCCGTTTACTCGACCGATTGGGAGCAGGCCACCGATTATGGTGACCGCTATATTTCAGGAGCAATCCTGAATAGGTTTCTGAACCTACTTGGGGTACCGAAATGGTACCGAGAGGCGATTGTCTTCGCCCTGACTGCTCCACGTCAAGTGGAGACTCTAGACAAGAAAGGTTGTCCAGTTGACTGGTTCTTTACAACCAGAGGGATCCTCATGGGGGATCCGTGCACCAAAGTGGTGCTTCATCTCTTCCATTTGGTTGGAAGACGCTTGACGGAGGATCTACTCCATCAGATTTTCAAAGAGAAAGACTTTGATATTTCCTCGGATGAGGAAGGTACGTAGTACCATGCCCTATTCAGGGCCATGATTTACACATAACGGTGTAGGCATACTGAGGGAGTTTGACTCCCGTACACCACCGCGAGGTGAAAGCTCAC